AAAAATTAAACTTTTTAATCAGATTACTCGTGAACTCAATGTGGGTCTCTATGCACATCTGAAGAAGTTCTGTGCAGATAGAATGTATCCTATTGAGTTGATCGACAATGACGAGTATGGTCATCCCGAAAATAAGAACCATGTCCAACATCAAAACCTTATTAAGTTCCAGAGTGAACTAGACCTACCCTTTCCTTTACGTGATTACCAGTATGATGCGGTAACCCACGGCATAAAAGAGAAACGTGCAATCCTATTGTCACCCACAGGTTCGGGTAAGTCATTTATTATCTACAACCTAATGCGTTGGTATATGGAAAACTTTGGTGAGAAGATTCTCATTGTTGTTCCGACAACAAGTCTGGTAGAACAAATGCACAAGGATTTCGAGGACTATGGATTTGACCCCGATCTATGTCACAAGATATATTCGGGTAAGGAGAAGGTGACCGACAAACAGATCATAATCTCTACATGGCAGTCTATCTACAAGTTCCCGAAAGAGTGGTTCGAACAGTTTGGTTGTGTGTTCGGTGATGAGGTACATCTATTCAAGGCTAAGTCTCTGTCTGGTATTATGAACAAGTGTTCCAATGCTGCGTACAGGTTTGGTACGACTGGTACATTAGATGGTACAGAGACAAACAAACTTGTACTCGAAGGGTTGTTCGGGCCGACTAAACGAGTTACTGCGACACGTGATCTACAGGTACAGGGAACACTTGCACAACTAGACATATCTGTCCTGTTACTGCGTTATCATAATGACGTGTGTCATATGATGCAGGGTAAGACATACCAAGAAGAGATGGATTATATCGTTACCCACGAGAAACGCAACAAGTTGATTACCAACCTTGCGTTAGACCAGAAGGGTAACACTCTGGTACTATTCCAGTTCGTAGAGAAACATGGTAAGATTCTCTTTGATATGATGAGAGATAAAGCAGAGGAAGGTCGGAAGATATTCTATGTGTCTGGAGAAGTGGATGCAACTGACCGTGAACAGATACGTGGTATCGTGGAGAAACAAAAGAATGCGATTATTGTTGCTAGTTTGGGGACTTTCAGTACTGGTATTAATATTAGGAATTTACATAATATAGTATTCGCATCCCCTAGTAAGAGTCAGGTTAAGGTACTACAGTCGATAGGGCGTGGATTGAGACAGTCTGACGATGGGTCTGTGGCGAAGTTATACGATATTGCGGACGATATGCATATTAAGTCACACAAGAACTTTACACTACGTCACAGTGCAGAAAGAATCAAGATATATACTAAAGAACAATTTCCCTATAAAATACATCAGATAAATATGAAATGAAGATATTAGTTTTTGGATTACCAGGCTCAGGAAAGTCAACCTTCGCAAGAGAGTTGGCATATCACTTTTTAGTTCCACACTACAATGCAGATACTTTTCGTGAGTATTATGATGACTGGGATTTCAGTGAAGAAGGAAGGGTACGACAGTTTCACCGAATGAACTCTAAAGACTGGGGTATCATAGATTTCGTATGTCCCTTCAACGACTATAGAGATAAGTTAGGTGCTGACTATATAATATGGATGGACACCATTAAAGAGGGAAGGTTCGAGGACACTAACAAGGTGTTCGACACCCCCACGAAGTATGATGTAAGAATCAAAGACTGGATTGATATAGACCAACTAAGAAATTCTTTCAAGGATTATGACTCTGGTGTAAAAGGTTTAGAAGAGTACCTGAAAGAACTGGTAAGACTCAATCCATAATCTAGTCTAAATACTAATACAAACTAACTGTTAAATTGGACTTACTATGAATCAATCTGGAGAAATAAAACAATTTAAGCTCGCCAATGGTGAAGAGATACTTTGTGAAGTTCTGCAATGGGAAGATGCAGATGAAATTGAGATTCTTGCACGTAAGGCAATGAGACTCATCATGATGGAAAATCAAGATGGTGTTAAGTACTATGCATTTCGACCTTGGATGGTTTATCAAGAAAACAATGATGATATAATTATTATCAATACCACCCACATAGTTGGTATGGGTTATCCTACAAGAACTTTGGTACTACAATATAACGAAGCGTGTGAAGATATGGATGAGATGCACGAACAACGTGAACGTGAGTATGAAGAGAAGTATGGAAGAGAAGCAAGACTGACCGCAGAACAAAAGTTTCAGGAAAATTCTGAAACATCTGGAGATAAGATAGATGACTACCTTCAGAGAATGGGTTTACATGATAGTGCGAGTAATAATGTGATCAGTATTTTTGACAAATCAAAGTTGCATTAACGTAGTATTCACCCCTCTGGGAACGTAAAGCTTATTTTATCACGACATCCAATAAATGTCAAGTGATAATAAAAAAATATTACCCTTGACAATTACATGAAAATCTACTATAATAGTAGACATCGAAAGTATAAAAACTGGAATATTATAATGGAAGAAAAAACAAAAACCAAGATTAAACCTAAAGACAAACCTCACTATGTGAACAATGCACAGTTCTCACAGGCGGTGGTAGACTATGTAACTGAGTTGAACCATGCACGAGAATCTGAGGTGTCTCCACTACCTAAAGTACCAGACTATATCGCAATGTGTTTTCTGAAGATATGTGAGGGACTATCCCACAAGTCTAACTTTGTTCGTTACACCTATCGAGAAGAGATGGTGATGGATGCGGTAGAGAATTGTCTGAAGGCGATTGAGAACTACAATCTAGAGGCTGCAACACGTACAGGTAAACCGAATGCGTTTGCATATTTCACACAAATTTCTTGGTTTGCATTCCTACGTAGAATTGAGAAAGAGAAGAAACAACAAGACATCAAGATGCGTTACATGGAACAGTCTGGTGTTGAGGCATTCTTAGATAATGAATTAGGTGACAACCATTCCGCTGCGGTTGCACAGGCATTTGTTGATCAACTTCGTATGCGTATCGATGAAGTGAAGGGAAAGGACAACGAGTGGAAAGCGATTGTGAAGAAAGAACGTAAGAGACGTACTGTTAAAGTAGATTCTGATCTCAGTGATCATATGGTATAGACGGTTGAATACGGTCTATGGTGAAATTGGATATCATCCGAGTCTTCTAAACTTGTGTTCAAGGTTCGAGTCCTTGTAGATCGACCAATCGCTTGACAAGGTGCGCCTATTGTGTTACAATGGGTGTACTTAATTAAAATAGGTAATTTATTATGAGTATGGGATATAACAATCCAAGTATTGAGGCATATGATTAAATGAAAATCGCAATACTAAATGACACCCATGCGGGTTGTCGAAACTCATCTGACATTTTTATGGATTATCAAGAACGTTTCTACCGAGACGTTTTCTTTCCGTACCTGTTAGAAAATGGTATTACACAGATACTACACTTGGGTGATTATTACGACAATCGTAAGACAATCAACTTCAAGGCACTGCAACACAATCGTAAGATATTCCTTGAACCTATGCGTAAACATGGTATCACTATGGATATCATTCCTGGCAACCACGATGTGTACTATAAGAACACCAATGAGTTGAATGCACTGAAGGAACTCCAAGGTCACTACATGAATGAAGTGAACCTTATTATGGAACCAACAGTGATGGATTATGATGGTACAGAGGTTGCATTGGTTCCTTGGATTAATCCAGAGAACGAGAAGACCACATTAGAGTTTCTGAAGAACACTAGTGCAGAGATTGTTGGTGCTCACTTAGAACTGCAAGGGTTCGAGATGGCACGTGGTCAAGTGTGTATGGATGGTATGAGTAAGAAACACTTTGACCGATTTGATATGGTGTTGACTGGTCACTTCCATGCGAAGTCTAGTATGGATAACATTCATTACTTGGGTGCTCAGATGGAGTTCTTCTGGAATGATTGTGATGACCCCAAACACTTCCACATCCTTGATACCGAAACAAGAGAACTAACTGCGGTTCAGAATCCTCTCACTATCTTTGAGAAGATTTACTATGATCACGAGAACATGAACAAGTTCAAAGACCTCTCTTATCTTGATAGTAAGTTCGTCAAGGTTATTGTTACCAATAAAGGTGACCCATATGAGTTTGAACGATTCATTGATCGGGTACAGGCACAGAAGATTCATGAACTAAAGATTGCGGAAGACTTCGCAGAGTTCATTGGTTCTAATGTGGATGATGACAACATATGTGTTGACGATACAGAGACACTTGTATATGATTATATTGACAATGTTGTTACTGACCTAGATAAAGACCGAATCAAACAAGAGGTATCTCATTTGATGAAAGAAGCACAAAATATGGAGATTGCATAATGAGTGCAACACATGGTGGTAAAGGAAGTAAACAACGTCCAACTGGTGATCAGAATAAGTTTGATAATAACTGGGATGCCATCTTTGGTAAGAAGAAAGACCCTCCAAGTGCGGTAGACGATTGCGCTACTGTCACCGAAGAGTCTGCAATGTGGGAACACTATTGTACCGCAGAGGCGACTAAGATGAGTGTCGGTAAGGGTCAAGAATGTAACTGGTGTGGAATGACCGAAAAATAAATTTGACTTTATATGATGAGTGTGGTATTATACCCCAATGATAAATTTTAAGAAACTTCGTTTTAAGAATTTCCTCAGTACAGGAAATAATTTCACCGATATCAGTTTTGATGATACTCCGACTACCCTAGTGGTAGGACACAATGGTGCGGGTAAGTCCACTATGTTGGATGCCCTGTCGTTTGGACTGTTCGGTAAACCCCATCGTAAGATATCCAAGAACCAACTGATCAACACTATCAATGGCAAAGGTACATTGGTAGAGGTTGAGTTTGATATTGGTAAACAACAGTACAAGGTTATCCGTGGTATCAAACCTAATAAGTTTGAGATATGGGTCAATGGTAATATGGTGAATCAAGATTCCCATGCCAAAGAATACCAGTCGATGCTCGAGAAGAACATCATCAAGTTGAACCACAAATCTTTCCACCAGATTGTAGTACTTGGGTCATCATCCTTTGTACCATTCATGCAGTTGACGGGTGGGTCTAGACGTGAAGTGATCGAGGACTTACTTGATATCAATATGTTCTCTAAGATGAACTCTCTGTTGAAAGAGAAAGTATCTTTACTCAAAGATCAGATTGCGGATAACACACATAAAATCAATCTAGTTGATACCAAGATCAATGCACAGAAGAAGTATCTACGTGACCTGAGTGCAATATCCAGTCACCAGAAGAAACAGAAGTTAGATACTATCAAACAGTTGCAAGATGATATTCGTGTACTCAATGAGAAGAATGCCGAGGTGACCAAGGAGGTTACCGAATCCAAGGAAGTCACTACCGAGATCGTTAGTGTGGGGAAGGAAATACAATCCCTCAATGAGTTTGCGGCTGGGTTCAAGACACAACAAAAGGATGTGGTCAAACAAGCAAAGTTCTTTGAAGAGAATGATAAGTGCCCTACCTGTGATCAGGGTATTGATCGTAAGTTGAAAGAGTATCATCTAAACAAATGTAAGACTCGTGCGGGTACTATTGATGGTGCGTTGAAAATGCATGGTGTACGTAAGTCTGACTTGGATGCAAAACTCGAAGAACTCACTAGAATGCAAGACCACATCCGCAGTTGGCAGTCTAAGATTGATGCCAATACCCAAGAGATTATGAGTATCAACCGAAACATCGATACTCTTAATGGTGAGATATCTCGTATTGATGAGGGTACTGGTGACCTATCAGAAGCAAACTCTGACCTAGAGACATTGCGTACCGATAAGGAAGAGTTGCAAGACTCTAAGTATCGACTAAACGAACAGTTCTCGTACAACCAAGTGTATTCTGAGTTGTTGAAAGATACTGGTATCAAGACCAAGATTATTAAACAGTACTTGCCTGTCATCAATCAATTGACC